TAGAGCCCGTAAGTCCTTAAAGAGTAAGCGATCCATTTACCTTATCCTTATCTATGGAAGTTGCTGAATGTTGATTTCAGAGTAAGTCACTCCCTGTTTCGTAATTACCAGATCCACTTGAATCTGATGAATCGGAATGATAGGAGTAATGAACACAGTTACCTTGAGGATACCCGCTCCAGTTAAAGAGCTCGGGTTATTTGTGGCATCACTGACCACTAAGTAGTCCGAGATACCCTGGGCATTCATAATCAGTTCTAAGTAATCGCTGATACCCGATACGATGCTTCTACGCACAAAGTCATCGTTCGGTTCTTCCAAGGAATACAGCAAGAACTGATATGTTGACTTCTTAATCGCATTAACTAGTCTGCGAACAGATAGCCATCTAAGTGCGGATACCTTTGCTTCCAGAGTGGTTTGTTCCCACAGGGCAATACCCGCACCAACAAAGTTTCGAGTAAAGTTGATCTGGGCTGCGAACAGCGCGTTTCTATCTCCTTGATCAAACCCAGGTAATCCCGTGACTGGATCCGGTCGTATACCCAGTACGTTCACTAAGCCTCTATTCAGACCAGCGATGGAATACCAAGGCTGCGCTACCCTATCTGTTCTAGCACATAGAGCAGCCGCCCAACCTGAGAAGGGAACGTACAGTGCGGTTCCATTATACGGATCACTCTCTAGCACATCCGGACCAAACAAGGCGGAGAAGGAGCTGTTTAGATTCAGGGTTAGGTTCCTGTAATCTATCATCCCTTGCGCGCCACTCTGTGAAGTGGCAGGAACATCAAGCAGCGCAATGCTCGTCGCTCTGCTCGTCGCAATGCTGTCTAGATTCTGTTGAATCCCGACGTCCGTGTACCCACCATTGATCAGGATATCTACATCAACCAGATCCCTTGAACTAAAGTAGGTTGTCCAAGCTGCCTGTATCTCTGAATTAGTCGGAGCAGTACCCGAAGTCCCTCCAGTTAGCGCCTGTGAAGATCCATACCCCCAAATAGTGGGGATAGTTACAAGGCTAGGAGCATTGCTTGAAACGTTGATATACTGGGAGAACGGATTAATACGTTGAGTTATCTCCATCTGCACACCAGTAGAATCTACCTGATCTACTAGCGAAACAGGGAAGGACTCAGCGGGTGTAGAACTAGAAACGGTTAAGTCAAAAACATTGACTGTAAACGTATTTACCAGCACCTGATTAGAGGCAACGGTAATCGGAAGTTGGGCACCCGGAGTTACTGAACCCGTATCCGTGTAGGTGTAAGTTCCCCCACCCACCGAAGCGATCAAACTTTCCTTTCCTCCTACCCTACCGTAAACATTGAACCCTATCGCTCCTGCTTCCGCAGTCCAAGTAAGAATTACGGTATTGGTAGAACCTGAGGCTACTACAGTTGTGATCTCACTGGAAGCAAGACTCGCTCCCGCCTTAGAAACAGCAGAAATTTTGTAAGCATAAGTACCAGTAGTATTAGTAACTGGTAGGGTACCGGTAGTTCCAGTAGACGAAACTAAATCAAAGCTAGTAGAAACAGATGTAAAGTATTCCGATTCAGCGTTTGTTGCCGTACCGAACCAAATCTGGTAACTGGTAGCTCCCGTTACTGCGGTCCAGGTGTAGGAGATCGAAGAAGTAGAACCAGTAGTCGTAACCCCAGTAGATTCTGCTCCCGCCTGCGTCGTGTTTCCAAAAGCGTCTACCGCTACGATTTTAACGTAGTAGGTAGCAGCGGCTAGGGTACCACCAGTCGTTGAGCCCACACCAGTCGCGGCGGTAGGTGTGAGTAACGCCGCTGTTAAATCACCACCCGTAGTAGACTGGGTCAGAACGGGAGCAGCCGGCGCTACAAGGTTATCGGAATTGATGCTAACTGCAATATTGTTACCATACGATCCTGGACCATGTTTGGGCCAGAACAGAACCAATGCTGTGTTCGCTCCCTCTAGGGTTGTCCAGGCAGGAGTATTGGGAGTAGCTACTCCTCCACTCACACCAGCTAACAGAGTTGCGTCAGCTGCGGTATTGGAGAGTAGGGCCGCAGAATAAGCGTATCCTGTTCCCAGAACTCTAAGACACCAAAGGGAGTTTCCCTCGCGGTGATAGTCTAGAGAGCAGTAGTGACCGAAAGAAATAGCTGCGTTAGGATTGCCATATTCCGATAGGAAAATATCCGGAGCAGTGCTATGAAACAGGCCTTCCCTACCCTGCGAGGATACAAAAACTATTCCGGCATTAGCAGTGCTTTCCTGGACTAAGATCTGACTTAAGTCGATCTCATTAAAAGTTACATCCGAAGATGTTTGAGTTAGGATTGCCATGTAGCCCTTCTCCTATTAGGCAACTTCATGAATCTTAAGTGCTTTTGGATTTTGTTTTAGGAATTCGGGATTCACGCGCATTCCTTCTCTTAGTGTCACTCTAGAACGTCTCTGTAGATTCACCGAGTCTTTCCTACCATCGCTATGGATCACGGGAACCACAAGGTGAATTTCATTTGGATTCAAGATAAGAAATTTCATGTTCCGATCATCCTGAAATAATCTGCAAAGCAGCAGCATCGGTGGTGGATGGATTGGTAAAAACAATCTGAGTAATAGACATGTCACAAACGAAAATAGAAGTAATCGTATTACTAAACACAGCGGCGTTGGCATAGGTAACCGAAACCGACAATGGTAAGTTAGTTGTGATTACCGATATTAGGTTGCCCGAGGCCGGAATGTAGGTGTAGGTTCCATTGTTAGGAAGAACAGATACCGAGTACGTGGTCAGCACACCATTTGTATTTGTGATATTAATGGTCGCTGAACCCTGGCTAGTTTTGATATTGTTATCAGCTAAATATGTATTGACCTGAACTATTGTTGCCTGTGTCATGTGCTAGTATCCTTCCTTTCGCTATCATAAAACTAATTAGGAATACGCAAAGGATGTGGGTGATTGCACTGTACTTCCATTTCCAACTACGGAAACGTACCCTGTCGTTGCACTTCCAAGATTGGGTGTAGTAGCAGTAATCTTATTGTTGGCCCAAATCTGAAATGATGGGGCAGCCACACCTTTAAAGTAAACAGCAGTAACGTAGTTCAAATATGAACCAAGTATGGTTACCACAGTTCCATTGTGAATTACCGAGGGAGTAACAGCTTGAATGACGGGTATAGGAGAGTTATTCTCGTTGTCCACTTTCTCTACTCCACCCCATTTGTTTTGAAATAGGAATACTTGATCACCCGGACTTGATTGATCTCCAAGCAAACCCTGCACCTCTACATCTGTAGCGACTTGCTGGATTCGTAGCTTCTTGGAACTGGTCCATCCCTTGACAGTTAGAGTAGAAACAGTTATGAACTCGCTTATATTTGTCGGATCCGCTTCTCTCTTGGGGATAGCTATATCTTCAGTTAGGATTAACCATATGTGAAACGGAGTATCTCCGTACTGAATACTAAACTTTAAGTAACCCGATCGGGCAGCAAACAACCATAGCTTCGAAAATTCCATCACTCCAACGAAGTTGTTATCCTTGTAGGTCACTTCTAAAACGAAATCCGTTGGAAGGCACGTAACTTTATAGACTTGATGCTGGTCAGAAGAGAGCATCGTATCCACTCCGCGCCGCAAAAAAGGCGTGGGTCGCCACCCATCAGGCGAAGTAGTTAAGGAGGTTATTGTCGCTGTAATGTAGGGATAGGCAACAGCGTCACCGCCTTGTATTTTTTTGACAGCTTGAATCTCATTTGTAGCGTTAACAAGAACAGTGGGAACTCCAAAAACTTCCTGCAGTCTGCCCAGAAGGCCACTAAAAATGTAGCTTTCAATGGGTTCAATTTTAGGTTGTGCAGGAGCGCTAGGGAGAGGAGCAGCCATAATTTAGGAAGTACATAAAACAACGCCGGGATGTTCCTTTGACAGAACGAGCCCCGGCGTTGTGAGAGGTTACAACTCTAGTTACTTCTTGATAGGACGATACGAAGCAGAGAGTCTCGCCAGGATTCTAAGATTTCTCATGGAGCGGGCAACGTTCTGGTTCGATAGCCCAGCACGAGCCTTTTTCCGCTTCTTAGCCTTTTTCTTGGCTTTAGCTAGGACAGCTCGGGCTCTGGCTACAGCTTTGGACTCAACCCCATCCTCGCCGAAACCATCCGCACCCATCATCAGGGAGTCGCCTTCCTGACCATCGGCACCTTCTTCCTCATCTCCATCTTCTTCGCTATCTGCGTCTGCCTGCTCCTCCTCATCGTCGCCGTCAACGCTTTCGTCGATATCCGCGTCTTCCTCGGATTCGTCCTCATCGCCATCTGCGTCCGCTTCTGTTTCCGCGGGGACGTCGGCGTCCCCTGGCATAGCAGGATCACCCTGGTACAGATCTTCGCTTTCTTCTTGATCTAGCTCTAGATCGTCGTTACTGTCAGCATCCGCCCTAATCTGTTTTCTTGCCTTAGCAAGCAACTGAGAAAACTTAGGATCGCGCTTAGCAGCGATTTCGTTCGCCCGATCAAGAATACCAGCGGTCGTTTCCATCCGAGGATGAATGGCCGCCCTAACAAACATGCGAGCCGCCTGTTCCTTCCTACCTTGTCTGTACATTTCCACAGAAGCAAGGAGAAGATCAAGGGCACGAGAATACTGTTTTAACATACTAGTCTCCTATGTAAGATAGGGATAACAAGTGGTTACCCCTATCTAGTCCCTATTAGGAACGGATGCCCTTAGCAACGCTGCGGCTGTTAGCAATAACGATCGAGAAGGACTCGAACATCCACCAGCCTTTGCCCGCGATACCCTCGGTAACGCCGTCAATGGGTTGGGTGTCGATACCACCACGGTCGGTGTACTGCCCGTGTGTTACTGGATCCGCGATGCAGAAAAACTCACCTTGTGACAGAACCTTGTGTTCCGGCATACGGTAGGCATCCGAAGTAATCGTCATGCCGTACAGAACTGCTAGTTCACCCGTCATAATCAGTTCATGACGTGCAACAGGTTCAATCGCTTGGATGAAGTCTGTCTGACCCACGATGTCAGTGTACAGATCGTTCGCCATCAGAACCCCAGTTACCTGTAAGCTCCAACGAGCAACGTTTGTACGAACTTCCATCAGGAGCGTAGGCGTCAACTGACCCGAAATAAGAGTCAGCGGGTTGTCTTGACCAACGGTAGCGTTGGAAAGGTTGTACCACGCCCGGTCTTCACCCACCATGACGGCTTCCAGAGCTTCCATGTACTTCTCTTCCAGCACATCTCCCGAAGATTGGTTGATGTCATTCTGCTGGATGAAAGGACGTGTCTCGATCTGGAATTCCGGCGGAGTGAACAGCTTATCACGCATGATCTGCGAATAAAGCCTAGTGGGCGAAGTGGCCCACACTGCCAGCACGTTTTTCTGACGAACCCACACTCTCGGGATGTTGCCCTGTTGCAGATCCTGACGAGCTAGATACTTACGGGCAAAACCTTTACGGTTCATCGCCATATAAAGGTTCTGTGCAAGAACCTCGCCTAGCTCTCTGTGGGCTTCACGGTCATTGAACGCCGCTTCCACAGCTAGCCTGCGTTTCTTCGCCATCTCCGAGCGCCGAATTGCTTCTGTTTCAGTAACTACCCCGCCCGAAGCGGATGCCATCAACTTCAACTGTCTTTGTAAAAGATCTTTTTTAGATGAAGCGTTGACTTCTCCGTTCCTACCCACGGCGAGTTCTGAACTGTCATCAAATCGAAGTTCAGTAGCGACAATAGGTTGCTTGTGTTTCATTACTATAACTCCTCTATCCATTAGTCTCAGCTCAATTACATCGCCGAGAATTCAATACCTAGGAAATTACCGTCGGGTCCGCCCGAATTCGGAGCCGCTACTACCAC